CCGCCTTTGCATTTGTTAAGAAATCAGTAAGTACCCATTGAGATGCATCTGTAATAATACCCTTTACCACCAACTTATCCAAGGCAATCTTTTGAGGATTTTCTGCTTGAACAGTAATTCCTCCGGCAACAGCAAATTTAATTTCATCAAGCGGATAATATCGACCAGGACAATTACTGTCACCGATTTCTCTATGTCCAACTATCTTTGCATTTGGATAATAATTCTTTTTAAGATATTGACATAACTCGATAATAGATTTCTTTTGTGCTTGTGGCATTGTCTTTTCTTTTGTATGATAATCACCTTCAGCACAAATGCCAATAGAACAACTGTTCATACCTTGAACGTGAGCACCAACCACATCAAGCGGACGACCACGATAAATTGTGCCGTCCTTACGCACAAAGAAATGATAACCGATGCCTGTCCAACCATTTGAGACGTGCCAACTGTGTATATCTTGTGGAGTACATTTAACTGCTTCTGCGTGATGTAACGCTATAAAATCTGTGCGTGAACGCTTTGTAAAGCCACCGTGCCATTTATAAGCAACTTCAATTATATTCATAGCAATCTTCCTTTCTTTAATTTTTGCACAAAAAAAAAGAACATTCGCATAGGATGAATGTTCTCTTATTTATCACTGTTAGGCGTGTTGTATGTAAGTGCCATTTTGCTATCTGTAATGCCTGTTGTAGTTGGGTCGATAATAGCATTATAAACACTCGTTGCCATCAACATCAATACATATGGATTAGAAAAAGCTGTCAATATTACATTGCCTACTGCTTGCCATGTAGTTAGGTCTTGTGCCGTAATCCCCATATAGCCAAGTACAGGGACAAAAATAGCAACTACAATTTGTACCCAAAACATCGGATTTTTAATTCTTACTTTCCAGTTAATGTTTGTCATAATAAATTCCTCCTCTTAGAATGTTAATAACACTTCTATTTCTCCATTTGAACCATCAATAGATGCAACATATTTTTTTGTCACTTTACAAAATGCTTTCTTTAAAGCTGGTATATCTTGCGATAACATATACCCAACCTCATCATCATAAGGTAATTTGCCACTTAATGTGACACCATCAGGATAATCCATGTCATCTTGTCTATCGTTATTCAGTATAAATACTTCGTCCACATCACTTTTTATTAGTTTTCCGTAATACCCATCTTTAGCTGCCGAAGTGGAATATGTTGTTATGTCAGGGTGTAGTGCATAAATAAGAGTTCCTACTTCGCTTTGATTCTTTGAAGCATTATCGACAACTTCATTTATAGAATTAATAATACAATTTTTGTCAACGGTTTTTAGCATATCCAATGTTTGATATGGTAATGCTATTTTTTCAGAATTAATACACCAATCACAATCATAATTACTAATTACATATTGACTTGCCGGTTCTTCAGAAGAATCATTATAAACAACGTTTACTGTATAATAACATAAACTAAACTTCCACACTCTTGTTTCAACAGCATCTATAGTGTCTTGAGAAATCATTGAATTAGATGTTGTAAATTCTAAATGTTGCGTATCAAAATTAAATTCGCAATTAATATATGTCTTGTTTCCTGTAATAGGAATAAAAGAAACATTTGTCGTATTGTAAGGAAGATACTCCCTTTTTACAGTATTAGCAAAAGGAATAATACCTTTGTCAAAAATAATCTTGACTTCTTCTAAAGTTGTAGGATTTGTTAATTTTGGGGCTGGCAATGTTAAATTCATAATATTACCGCCAACTGTCCATACAACTTGTTTACCATATACATCATCTCTAAGTCCTTCCGCCAAATCAATCATTTCAAGATTATCACCACTTGCATATTTATCAATAGCACTTCTCACATATTCTGTGGTTGCAACTTGTCGTGAATTATTTGATACAGACGGAGTAGGTGCTGTCGGTGTTCCTGTAAAATTAGGTGAATTAATACTTGCATAATTTGAATAATCAAAACTGCCTGTCAAATTGCCGATATATAACCAATTATGATTGCCATTATCATCTCCTACGCAAAAATACACTGAGAATGTATTTGAGTTAAGATAAAAGTCGCCTATATTTGCATCAACACTATTGTTTATTACAGGGGTACTTAAATTAGCGGTGTGTGTCAATACCTCACCATAATGCCAAATACCGCCTTTTGACATACCATTAAGTTCCTTTTTTATGTCGTTCAAAGATACATTAACCTTCATATCAGTCCTTGCTAATTCATTAATAGCAGACATAAAACTTGACTTATCAATAGTCTGCAAATCAGCTAATCCGTTTATTTTGACAACTGTGTTCTGTGATACATTTTGATATGTATATGGAAAACTCTTAGATACATCGTTTAGAAAGTATCCTTGACTTGTATTAAATCCATAACTAAACTCTATCAATCCCAACACAAGCGTTGCAATGTTTCCCTCAACAGAAGATGTAATATCATCTGATTTAACTAATTTAAAATCAAATGTTTTTAACTGCACATTATAATCAACTACTGCAAAAAGTCTTGATATATCTTCACCGTACTCAATCTGATATGTTGCGATTGTTTTACCCTCTGATACAACTTTTGTTCCATTAAGAACAAAGGCGTTTGTCAAATTTTCTATATCAACGCTTAAAACACCAGAACCACCTTGAATAGTGACATCAACTTGAGCAGGATCAATATCAGAGGAAAGTGTATAACTATTTGTTGTACTTCCATATAATTCTCTGTTGATTTTATCATCCGCATTTTGTCTTGATAGACTTTCATTTTCCACCAAAGTAGTTGTATCTTGGTCTCCAGTTTGTCTATTGTAAATCTCATCACTTAAATCTGAATTAGTCTGTTTAATCCTATCGAGAACATCATCTATTGCACTCTTTACAACTTTAGTCTGAGGTGGGAGGGTGCTTGTATTGTCAAGCTTGGTCGTAACCTCATCTTCCATTACTGCATTATCAAATACATTCAATAATTGCTGCTTAAAACTTTGATCATCATCCGTTGTGTCAATATCTTTAATTGCCGCAATTAAATCTCTTAATTCTTCAAGTTCATTTGTTTCAAATGACTGAACTACATTTAACAGATTCTGTATTGTTGAGCCTGTTTGAGTTAAATTAAAAGCGTCTTTCTTTAAATTTAGATGAGCCATCTAATCACCGTCCTTTCTACCAAATATGATAATCAACTTCAAAGTTACCGTTTTCTCTTTGTGTGGTCGAGTTGGAATAGACATCATTAATGATGTTAAATGACAACTCATTTCCATCTTCATTAAATGCTATTGAATCTATATATTGGATAGTTTGCAGTTGAAACCGATTCATATCACAAGCAAGCAATGAATTGTACGATATTTTATATTTAAAATTACCATTATCCCACCAAAAAATAACTTGAGATAACGAATCGTTAGTGTTAACTCTTTTTATGTTCAATATGCCCCAATGTTTAACTAAAGGAACGTTGATCTTTAGAGACACAGGAATTATTTCTTTTTGTGCGTCACGACTACTTGCAGTAGCTTTTTGAGTAAGTGTCTGTTTTCCATGCAATCCTTGTATAATACTTGATACATATTTATTTACATATTCCTCAACTGCGTCTTTAAACTCGCTCATTAACTTGACATTACTTGTGTCAATATGTAAATCTGCCATTACTTATCACCGCCTTTGTCTTCTATCTGACATAGATATTCTGTTCTTGAACCAAAGGTTTGTCCAATATATTTTTTTAATCCTTGATTACTAATATACATTCGGACAAAATCATTTGGTTTGATTTTTATATTTGTATAGTTAGGTATATTTTCATATACTTCCTTTGTAGTCGTATCTTTCAATGTTGCGTGTAATCCGTCATCAGAAACGCTTTGCACTTTTAAATCCTCAAATGTTTCAATATTCTGATTTTTTAAATATGTTGAAACTTCACTTTGGATAATTTGACGTATCATATTTACATATGCAATAACTGTTTCATCATTAAAATCTATTTTTTCTTCCTCTTTGTCTATCAAAAGATCACCTCGTTAATATTTGTCATTGTCAAAGATGTCGTTGCACCACTATCCATATTCATTGAAATAGAGTCAATGACATAGTTTTCGTTGTTAATACCCAAGCTTGGATAATTAACCATAACAGACTGGTTGACATCGAATATAGGATTATATGTGCAAGATAAATTCAATGTTTTCGTACCACGACTAAAATTAATCAATTCATACATTGCTCGTGACATACACAATGAATCAGCATATAGTTTACTATCATTTATAACTTCTGGTATTTCGCCATTATACTGAATACAATAGTCTGATTTCAAATTCTTATTTTCGGCAATAGCACTGAATTGATAACCGTTGGCAATAGCACCTTTAACAACAACTTTATTTCTGACTTGTGATGTATTATAAACAACATTTGCCGACACAATATCTTTGTCGTTTTCCTCAAAACGATATACAACAGGGAAGTTAGATGATATAAACTCATTAACATTAGAACTAACAACCATATTGCCAAATTCATTATAGTAAACATCGGAAGAAATTGTTTCGCCCATACTTGTAAATATCTCACTGACTTTTGTACCGGCATCTTGCTTTATAGTGTAATATGTATTAACGTCCGTATATTCACTATTAAAAATAATTGGTTTTAAGTCAAATGGTTTGCCATTTCCTCTGTCGCTTGCCAATAGAGAAGTAAAAGCATTCTTCATTGGGACACCAACAGGAATGATTGTTTTTAAACTCGTCGTTCCATAAACACTGCCATCGAATAAGCCAAACTTATCACATAATGATAATGAGATTGTTTGGTTTGAATTTTCTCTTGATAATGTAGGGTCTTTAAAAACAAATACTCCTTGTTGTTTCCAATATATTGTGTCACCAATAACAATACCAGAATCAAATCTGAATTTGCTTCCCGTCCATATTAGTCCCTTGATCGGCTTAGGCTTCCACTTATTATCTATATTTGCAAGAGTAATATTCATTGTACGTCTTTGACCAGTCTGATATGTAATACTTAAACTCGCCGACATTAAATCATCGCTTGCGTCTATTGATATATTTTCATCTTCGTCCAACAAATACAATCTAAAAACAGGTATAACTATATCAGCTTTGAACACTTTGAGCATTCTCTCAAAACCAAGTTTGTTGAATGAATTTAGATATACCTGTTTTGTTATATTTGCAATATTAATATTATGGATACTGTCAACTACATATCCGTTCTTATATATGTTCATATTAAACCACCGTCCAAAAGGGGAGAAGCAAGGTATTCGTGATATTTATTGTCTGAATCAACTTCAACTGTATCTTTTAACAAAGCTCCTTCGCTATCCGCTAAATATTCATAATACAATGGATTGATCGGCAATATCATACCCAGCACATCAACCGTATCAATATCATTTAACTGATTAAATGTAAACGTAACAGAAACATCGTGATTGTCATTTGTATCATATTGAAATGTTGGATTAGCATCTGTATCTCCAATAGTAATCAAGCCTCTCAAGTCTATAAGCATTTTTAAACTGTTACTTGATACAAAATTCTCCCAATTT